CGCAACTGCAGCAAATGCCGTTGTTAATGCAGTTCCAACTCAGGATGGAGCATCAGTGACTATTATGTATGGCGGAAAGAAATACAATAATGGCCAGGAATTAACATTAGAAGGAACTAAGAATTTAGTTGTTACCGTTAAGAATGGTATGTCAAAACTTGTTTATACTGTAAAAGTTACAAAAGGGTAATAAACAATGGATTTTGGAGAAGATACTGAACTAACTGTCCTGAAGCAGAATCTCCAAATGCCTCAAACAAATGCCAACGATGAATATCTAAAAATGTTGTTGAAACAAGCTGTTTCACTTATGGCAAGAGAAGGAATCGTCGATGATGATTCCTTTGATTACTATATGGCGAAGATTGACTACGCAGCATTCTTATTCAGAAAAAGAGCTAATAAAGATAGCCCATTAGCTATGCCTAGATCTCTTAGATATGAATTGAACAATATCCTGTGGTCACAAAAAGGAAGATAATGACATTTGATGATGGAATTCTGAAGATTTATGAGCGTGTACTAGTGCAGGATAAAGGCTTTATGCCTGTATCTAAATTACGCCTTAAATCTTCTTATTATTTTTCTTATGAAGTAATTGGTGTTACAAAGTTTTATGAAGCTAAAAAAGCACAGGATAGACTGGATGAATCTGTATCTATTTACAGAGATCGTTCAATTACATATAACGATATTGTTGTTTTGGAAGATGGTACACAGTATCAGATTTCACAGATTCAACATACATTTGATGATAATGGTATACAAATTACTAAGCTTACATTGATGCATTTAAATGAAAAGTTTGAATTCGAAGCTTAAAGAATTTGCAGAATTACTGCGGTATACAAGCACTAATGAAATTTACCATTATGATGCAACAGGGGATAAAGGTGATAGATATATAGTTTGGCAAGAAGAAGGAGAATCTGATTCTTTATTTTTGGACAATCAGCATGATGAAATCGTTATAAAAGGTTCGCTGGATATTTATACAAAAGTCGAGTTCGATGATTTAGTGGATGAAGTTATTGATTTGTTTAACGGCAACGGAGTTCCATTCAATATAATTAATATTGAATACGAAACAAATTCAAGTTACATTCATTATTCATTTGATTGGGAGTATTGATGGCCAAAATTGAATTTAATGATTTTGATGAATATCTTGATAAACTGCAGAAACTTGAAAAAGATGATGTAGTTCCAATCATGAAGATGTCATTGTATGAAGGTGCTGGAGTGGTTGTAGATGGGATTCGAAGTGAGATACAATCGTTGAATACATCCAATCATGCAAGCCAAGGGCCTATGGACTATGAGAAAAAAGCTCTTGAGAAAGGTCTTGGTATTTCAGATATGGAAAGTAAGGGCGACGATATCAACGTCAAAGTTGGTTTTGCCGGATATTCAAGTCATAAAACTAAAAAGTATCCAAAGGGAGTGCCGGTCCCATTGATTGCTAGATCAATCTTGAGAGGAACGTCTTTTCGTCCTAAAAATGATTTTGTAGGTCGTGCAGTCCGAAAAAATAGAAAAAAGAGTGTTGAAACAATGGACAGTAAAATGAATGAATTATTCAAAAAGGAGATGAACAAATAATGGCAAAAAAAGGTTTATCAAAATTAATTATTGCGAAATATAGTCATTCAGACGGTACTACTACTTATTCAGAAGGTAACATTCCCGAAAAGATGAGTGAGTATAGTCTTGATATTACGACTACTGACAATAATAATTTATATTTAGACAATGAAATTGCAGAATCGGAAGGTGGAGAGTTCAAAGAAGGAACTTTGACCATTACCACTGGTGAATTGATGCCTGCTACATCTAAACTTTTATTGAGTATTAAAGAAAATAAAATTACAGTTGGTGAGGAATCTGTGACTGAATATGTATTTGATGATAATACGAAGTCAATTGAAGTTGGATGTGGGCTTATTGAACTGCATCAAAATAACAATGAAGAATTCTATCGTGCAATTTGGTTTAATCGTGTTAAATTTAATATTCCAGGTGGTTCTGCGAAGACTAAAGAAGATACAGTCGATTGGCAGTTGCCTGAAATCACAGGATCTGTAATGCGTGATGCAGCAGGTGATCATGCATGGCAATGTTATGCAGATTTACCAAATGAAGAAAAAGCAGTTGCGTACTTGAAACAAAAGGCAAATATTGTTGCATAAGGTGACCTATGGAAATGAATATTCAATTTATAGACATTGGAGAATATAGATATCCAATGTCTTTTTCTTTAGCTTGTGTTTCACAAATGGGAAACTTTGCGCAAGCTGCTAAAAAGATTGAAGAAGGTCAGGATGTAGCGGAAGCTGCAAGCATGATGATCAGCATGCTTTATCTAATGATTGATTCAGGATGTGCGTTTATGAATATCATGCGACAAAAGTATGATAGAGCACCAATTGGCGAAGATGGATTATTGGAGCCGATTTCAAAAGATACAATTGGGTACTTGATTCCTTCTGATCCAGAAGAATTGAAGGTAATTGTTGCAAAAATCAAGAAATGTATTTCCAAATCAAAAGAAAGAAAAATCCAGGCTAAGCCTTTAAAATCTTCAAAAAAAAAGAAGAAAAAAAGCTTCAAGGTGATTCAAGCAAATACTTAATGGTAAAAGCCTATAAGATTGGTATTCCATCCAAAGAGTTTCTAGTGATGCCGTTAGGTTATTTAGCGGATCTAACGGATGCTTCGGTCATTCTAGATGGATATGCCGACGAATATATAGAGCCAGAATATATTAACGTAGATTTGAGGTGATGATATGGCTGGATATGATATTGGTCCAAAGATTTCGATTAAAGGTGAATCTGAATTTAATCAATCCATTTCTAAAATCAATCAGAATTTAAAAGAGTATGGGTCTGAATTAAAAGCTGTATCAAGTGAATTTGATGCTCAAACTGACAGCATGGAGTCGTTGACTGCAAAGAATAAAGTTTTGAAGAAACAATATGATGAACAGTCAGATAAAATGAAGCTTTTATCGGATCAGATAAAAAAACAAACGGATTATCTTGAGGCACAGGCCAAAGAAATTCAACAATTGACAAATGAATATGGTGAGAATTCAAGTCAAGTTCAGAAAGCAGAAAAAGCTTATGCGAATACGGAATCAACGATTTCTAAATTGAAGACTGCATTTAATGAGACAACTGCATATGCCAATAAATTATCGTCTGAAATATCAGATAATGATTCTAAATTGGACGAGTTATCAAAGGGCGCAGGCGAAGCATCAACTCAAATTGAAAAAATCGGAGACAGCTCGCAGAAAACTGGAGACAAGCTTAATAAGACTAAGTCCGAAATAGAAGATTTTAAAGAAAGTTTTAATTTGAATGAGGCTGCTGAGCATGTATCTGAATTCGCATCTGGTATGGTCGAAAGTATTAAAGGTGCGGTCGAAGAATCAAAAGAATATTTAAAAATCATGGGTTCTTTAGAAGTTTCTTCTTCTCACTTAAATTACACTACGGGCGAAACAAAACAGACCTACAAGCAGCTTATTGGAGTACTAGGCGATACGCAATCTGCTGCTACAACTACTGCAAACTTACAGGCAATTGGTTTGGAGCAAAGTCAGTTAACGCAAATCACTAAGGGTGCAATTGGTGCCTGGGCCCGGTATGGAGATTCGATTCCAATTGATGGCTTGGCTGAGTCAATCAACGAGACAATCAAGACAGGTACAGTTACCGGTAATTTTGCGGATATGTTGAATTGGGCTGGAACATCTGAAGATGAATTCAATGAAAAATTAGAACAATGTTCAGATAATTCAGAACGTGCACAGTTAGTGCTGGATGAAATGGCAAATCAAGGTTTAATGAAATCAGCAGATGCATGGAATGAGAACAACAAGGCATTGGTTGAATCAAATAAGGCTCAAGATGATTACAATGAGGCAATGGCCGATTTTTCAAAGGCAGTAATGCCAGTGTTTACTGAATTTACAAAAGCATTGACTACAATTATTCAGATATTTAGTGAACTTCCTGAGCCAGCTCAACAAATGATTGCGGTCTTTATTGGGATTATTGCAGTTTTGACCACAATCGCTCCTTTGATACTGGCAGTTGGCGCAGCATGTGGATGGTCAGCAGGTGGAGTTGCAGCTTTAATGGCCGCCGCAGCTCCGGTGATTGCGATAAT